ACATTTTCGTAGATTTGCATAATAAAAGCCAGACCTTCCAGGAGTTTCTATCCGGCGTGATCTGGCTTGTTATGCGTGTTATTTAATTAACGATTCTGTGTACTTTCAGCCTCTGCCCTTCCTGAGTTCCGTCAGCTCTCGTTATCTGATAGCCTAAAGAAGTTTTAGAAAAATGTCAAGCGGTATTTTAAAAATATTTTTCTTGACAACCTGGGCGAAGCTGTGTTATTTAAATATTAACAGGCTCGGCGGCGGTCTGTACTCTGTCCATAGCCGCCATAAATAAGCATTTTAAAAGCCCCGGGATAATTTCCTAGGGCTTTATTTTTATTCTTCCTCTTCTTCCTCTAACCATATTTGACACTGCTTGCCGTCCTCTTCGTAGCTGATAGCTTCACCAGCTTCCAGGCGTTCCCGCCAGTCCTCCGGGTAATTCTCCGGTCTGTAAATACAGTTTCCCGGAAGGAATTGATTTCCGCGCATTTCATTTATTTTCATATTTTCCCTCCTGTCCGCCCTCCTGGGGCTGTGTGGTTGTTTTTCTTTAACTGTCTTTATTATATCACTATATTTTGTGATTTGTCAATGTATTTATCACTCTTTTTTGTGAATTATATTTATATAATCTGATCTATCTTTTTCTGTTTCTACATATTTCAAAATGTCTCTTGGCTGCATCTCCAGAACTGCGCAAAGCCGATTAAGGTTATTAAGAGATATATTAGTATCTCTATCCCTAAATTTTTTCATTGTAGCCTGTCCAAAAATCCCGGTATTTTTTGCAACTGTTGTATTTATACCAATATTTGAAAGTTCTTTTATTACGTCGATTTTATACTCTAGCATTTTTCTTTCCTCCTGTTTTATTTCTATATATAATGTAACTTTTTGCGATCTAAATGTCAAGAAAAATTTTCACTTATTTTTGTGATTCATGTATTGACTTTCCCTAAAATTAGTGATATTATATAACCATCAACAAAGGAACACGAGAGACAAACAACCGGAACCGCCCGAACCACTCAAGCCAATGAGGACATAAGGAAAACGGACTGATTAATTGAAAAATTCTAGTTCCCAGAAAATAAAAAAGCCCGGCGATCTTCCAAACCAAACCGGGCACCAAACTAAAAAGAAAGGCAACCCTATTATAACAGGGGCGAAGGTAAAAAACAATGAAAAAAATCAAAACATTAGAGATCAGTGCGAAAAGATGGTTTCAAAAATCTTATGGAAACACCTACCACGTTGTAAAAGCTGTTGTAAATGGAAAAGATGTTGTTGTTTCTGGAGTTACTTATGGATACGGCAATCACTTTTTGACAACTATCGCTGATCTGTTACGTGACAGAGGTTATACAGTGCCAGAAGATAATTCAAAAGCTTTTGTCATGATGACGAAATTCCCATACACCGTGGAAGATGTAAAAAGAAAGAAAGACTTAGTTTTCTAGCAAGGGGTGTTGGCATGTATAATAAATATTTGAGAAATATTAAATGGGCGGTCTTTACGATAATTGACCGCGCCACACAGGACGACCGAAAAAGCAAGGTAAAAGTTTCTGGTGCATTCAGTTGCCCGAGTAACGCAGAGGAGTTTATAAAAACTCTCCCAACTGGTCACAAATGGTATGTTCTTGATTTTGACCGTTTGGAACGCTTTGAAGAATTTTACAATTATGTTCAGAATATTAATGAGCAATATGGAGATTATGCAATATTTCATATTAATGACGGTGGTTTTTTAGTTGATGAATTAAATTGTTTTCGCTCTGTCCTTAATATCTGGACAGACACAAAAATTAATTAATCATTTCTGGCGGCTTTAAAGCCGCCAGTATTTAAGCAAAGGGGGCTAAAACATGAAATATCATTACATAGCAATCTCAAGACGCGAAAACAACAAAAACTTTGCTTATGTTCTTCGGGTCGCTAAATCTGACAACCTTATTTTTTCTTTACAGATTCCTGGGATAACTGCTGCAAATATTTGCAGCACGAAAAAAGAAGCGGAAAAAGTCGTTGAGTTTTGGAACAAGTGTTCTTTAAAAAATAAAACTTATGGAGGGTTTTAAAATGATAACAATCAAGAAAGCCACGCAAGCGCAGACAATCGCCGCCATAAAAAGCGGCGATTTCTTAACAGTTGATACAATCAACAGAAAAGCTGAAAAGGAAGCAATGGAAATCTTTAAGGCTGTTGCTGGTGGCGTTATTAAATTAGCTTATTGGGATATGTCCCCGGTAAAGCGTCGGGATGGTAAAAAGTCTGTGATGCGATATGCGCTGCACAGATCAACAAAAAAAGAGAACTGTTTGCAACTCTCCTGTATGGAGCTTATCGGCGGCGAGATCATCCCCACAAGTGACAAACAATTTAAAATTAATGATGATTACGACCGCCGGGAATTTTTCCGCAGTCTTCCGGCTGTTACAAAAATGACTTTAAAATAATAAGGGCGCGTCTTTTTATATCCTGGCTCCCAGGGTGAAGGGAAGAAAGATAAAAGCATGAAAAATTCAACTTTTAAGGAAAATGTAAGAAAGCAACTTGAAGTAAATGAAAAAATACATGCTATGGGCTTAGATGTTTGGTATGATGGAAATTTTAAGCATGTACGCATATATAAAACATATAAAAACGAATATAACCAGGATAATATAAAATTTATTGGTTATATTGATGATGATTTCAACATTGTTATAAACGAATGATTTTTTCACCGCTTCCCGGTTTCCAGTCCGGCGGCACGTTCACGGCGTGCAAGCGGTTTTTGGCATTCTGCCAGATGCACCTTGCAAAGTTAATATAATAAGTCAATCAATTAACGCGCTATTTTATCCGTAAATCGTTTTTTATTCTGTTAATGGGGATTTTTCAGCATTTACATTTTAAGCCGCTTATAAGCCTTTAAAACGCTTTTTATTGTCTTGCATGGTTTATTGACTGTCTGCGGCTATAGGTATATAATAGCCTTGTATAGCTATGTGCGGCTATGCTTTATTTGCGTACCGTGTAAATTGGTGCATTTTGTCCGCTTATGTGCGTGACTTGTCCAGGCTTCCCGGTGATCTGTCGCAGCTGTCCGGGCTATATATCAATTATTGTTGTATGGCGCTGTATTTGCCATTTTAAGGCGTTTTATAATCGTAGTCAATAAAGTATAGGCTAAATACGTTACAAGCTATTTAAGGCTTATTTTGCAAGAGTATTATTGTATTTTAACGCCACGTTATATGTTACTTGTTGCTATGGCCTATTATCTGTGGGCGGTTGGTTCTGGTCTGCCAGGTCTACGGCTGGCTGTCGTCTTTGTTGATATTCAATCATTCCCGGAATCGTCACGGCTTCATCAGCTTGGCGCGGTATCGGCTCCCGGTGCTGCCCCTGGTTGATTTTGTGGCAATGGAAAACCGCAGTTGTTCAAAACTTCAATAGTGCAACTAACTTGTGGATGATTCCTAAATTCTAACATCATTTTGGAAGCCGAAAATCAAGAAAATCCAGAAAAAAAGTGGCAACCAGAAAAATTCTCGCATTTTCTAGCTACCACTTAAATTTTAATTTTGCACAAATATTTCTATAGCGTAAAGTTTTAAATGATTCAAAATTCACAATTTATTTAATCCTTCTTTCTTCCGTGTTCCATATCTTCTGTGGGATGATTTCTCTAAGCGTTCCGTCCTCTTCATTTGGGACTTGGAAAGTTTCTTTTTTCTCTGGTAATTATCAGTCGTTGTTCCCATTCACGCCCTCCTTGTTAATCTTCTGATTCCTGGTTTCAAAATTTATAATCTCCATGTCTGTTTCTAATTCTTCCGGGATTCTTCCAACAATGATAACTCGCAGTGGCTTCAATCTGCGTTCCATTTCCTTGTAACCAACGCAAAACTCCAACCGTGCTGCCTTGCTCTTTACTCTTCCATTTGTGCAACAGGCAACTGTGCTTCCCTCTGGCAGTCCATCAAAGCACCAGTCCCAACAGTATTCTGGCAGTATGTTTACGTTCGGAATTACCGGAATATCATTTAAGATCATGTAGTGAGCCAACGCGTGATTGCGGTATTTATTCCACAAGCACATTGCCAGTGGCATTCCATTCTTTCCTACCGATATGCTGAAATCTGGCATAATGACTGCATGAAAACATTTTAAATGCTCTATATACTTGTCTGGCTGATTCCATAATCTTTGAAACTGTACATCGTCCACATAGAAGTTTACATCCAGTTCCCGGTGGTTCTTAATCTTCCGGCTAAAGCTCTCCGTAAAGTCTACAGTATCTTTGCCGGGATGAATAAAAGTCTTTTGAATTTTCGGGATTCCGTACTTGCCTTCAAGGTCTGCATCAGTTATTAGAAACTCCTTCATTACATCATAGGCTGTGTGTATCTGCATATTTCGCCCTCCATTTTCTTGAACATAACACAATTTCAGAAAAAAGGCAAAAAAAATAATCGCATCTCTGCGATTTTATTATTTTGCACATGTACTTTTCCCTTTCATATGTACTTTTTGTAAAAGGTAATCAAAGGTAATCAGAACACTTGTTCATACCAAGTCCGCAAACCCTTGATTTTACTGCATAAATCGGGGCAACAGGATTTGAACCTGCGACCTCACGGCTCGCGTTTTAATCCGTAAACCCTTGATTTTAAAGGCTTTCCAGACTTGAGGTAATCAAAGGTAACCAAAAAGGTAATCAGAACCTATGTTCTTATTCATCCAATCCTTTGCACTTTTGACACAATTTTATTTTTTTCTTCCAAAGAGCTAACATCAAATGTATAATATTTTTCATTAACTTCTTCGGTATGCCCGAGCAGCGATGCAGCAACAGTGGCAGATACTCCATTGCACCTTAATTTAGAATTTATTGTTCTTCTAAATGCATGAATTCCTCTTTCTTCTATTCCTTCCTGCCTGCATTTGTTTTTTAAGCATGACGATATTACAGGAGCATGAACCCTTCCATTTTCGTTTGAAAACAACCATTCACTAATATACCCATTGCTGATTTCTGCTGATTTTAATTTCATTAAAAGTTTTCGAATTTCGCCAGTCATAGGAAACCATCTGTTCATTTGATTTTTTGTTTTTCCTATATAGTATTCTTTTGTATTTCTATTGTATTTTTCTGATTTATTAATAGATATATAATTTTCATTTATATCTTCCCATTTTAAAGCCGAAATTTCTCCAACTCTCATCCCTGTGAGACTTGCAAAATATACTGCGTATGAGGGAATGTATTCTGGCTGTTCATCAAAATCCTTTTTGCAGCGATTAATAATTAGTTTAAGTTCATGGTCTGATATTGTATTATGACTTGAAGGCTTTTCTATCTCCGTGCAGTATTTATAAAATATTTTAGGTGAAAGAAATTCCATAGGATCATAATTCAATAAATGTTGTGACCTTGCACTATCTATTGTGTTTTTGATATATCCAAACAAAGTTTTACACGCTTTTTTGCAAAGTTTTTGATCTTTTACAGTTCTGACAATGAATACCTTTATATCTTCTTCTGTCATTTTCTCAATTTCTTTTTCCGTAAATTCTTTTTTTTCAAAATAACGTGTTCTATCTGTAGAATACTTATACAAAGTGTTATCCGTCACAAATTCTTTTTGAATTTCTATCCAATGTTCGTAAACATCCATAAATGTTTTAGGTTTTTCTGTTTTTTCTTTCTCGAAAGCAATAATATAATCTTCAATTCCCTTTCGGCTACTTCTTTTCACTAGCTTTCTAGAATTTTTTTCTGTATAAATATAAGTATACCAATTATTGTTTTTTCCCTGCCATATTTTATATTTTTTTAATATTTCTTCATTTTTCTTCATTTGTATTTCTTCAAGTACATGTGCAGGATTTATAATACCATTCTCAATAGCATATTTCAATATTTCATCCATAAAATTTAGGAGGAACCGGGAATTCCTTTTGCCGGCCGGCGGTTCCTGTTCCTCCTTTCTATTGATAGCCTGTTTTTTTGATTTTAAGCGCTTATTTTGTTTTAACCATAACAATATTCACGAATATCATAAAAATTAATTTTAGCCGTTTTGGTCAAAACAATTATCATATTTCACAACAAATCAAATATATTGACCTGTCCATCAATCTGAGATTCTTCCAGATTGTAAAATTTGCAAGCTATATAATCTGGATTCCAATCAATTTCCAGTTCGTATTGCAAACATTGCGGATGTTTGCCCCCACGGAAGAATCTGCATTCTGAACAGGTATGCTGATAAGCTGTACCGCCAGACCGCTTATACATTTCGCTTATCTTTCTCATAGAATCACTCGCTTTACTCTTGACTTTCCTCTCGCTTTCTTCTTGAAGATACCATTTTTAACACAATCCCTTGGATCACATCCTCTGCTATGTTCTTCAATCAAGATATAATCACAGGTTGCATTTGTACTCCATGCATTTTCGCTCTTGCTGTAATAGTCGCATTTCGAGCATTGTCTCCGCTTTAAGACTATAATTTCAGTGCTTTTTAATTCTCTCCATGGTTTTCTATCTGGCAATTTTCAGCACCTCCCAATCTGGCAGTATCTATAATTTTTAAAAGGTCTGGACTTAGTTTTCTTCGTTCTTGTTCTCTTTGCACTTCTGCCCGATACGTCCTTTGAAAATTTGATTGAACTACACTCCACCATGTACCATCTACATTTTCAGATACTGCCCATTCTCTAAGTTGTGCCGGACTTGATACTGCTTTCTGAATGATTTTTGGAAGCTTATCAAACTCTGTTTCTGCGTTATATGTAGAGTTCTGAATAGCTTTGCATACCTTTTCCCAGGCTTCTGTTTCATTCAGCTCTTCCTTTTGCGGTGCAACGCTTTGTGCGCATTGCCTTAATGCGGCTATTGATGGCTCTTTCCATTCCGTCTGCATATATTTCTTTAATCCGAAACTTAAAAGCTTGTAATCCAGGTCTTTCAGTAATCCGTACCAAGTATCAAAAGCATATTGATCTGGCAGAAATGCTGGGGAAGTGTACACAGCTTTCATTGCCTTTACCAGTACCGCCCATTCTTCTCTTGTCATACCCAGTTATCCACCTCGCTTACCCTGTTTTGTATTTTCTCCATGTAACTTTGAGGCTTGTTACCGGATTTATCAAGATAGTTCCCTTCAAATACCTTCGCAAAGTTACCGGGCTTTAAGAACCAATCGAAAGTTATCATCCAACCTTCTTTGTTCTGGCCTTGTAAGAAGCTGCTATGGCGAATGTTTTCAATGGCTTCTAAGATATCGTCCATATGGTTCTGACGGATTCTGGCTTTCACTGCTTGTTCTCGTTTTGATGTCATTCTTTTTACAGGGTTAATACCAAATTCTTCCAGAGTATTCCATTCATCAATGATTCGTTGGACGTCAGTCTGACGAATAGTATCTTTAGATACTATTAAATCATTTATATCTTTTTCTTTATCTTTATCTAATTCTGTATCTAAATCTAATTCTAAATCTTTATCTAAACCTATATCTTTATCTGAGTGCGTCTTTCGTTCGTCTATTTTGCGTCTTTTCTGCGTCTGCCTGTTTGAACGCTCTATTAGTTTGGTATCATCAATAGAATTTCCATTTGTCAGTGAGTAACTTCCGTTATCTTTCAATAGCAGTTTCTTTTTTTCATCAGTGTATGAAGTTTCTATATATCTGTCTCTGGACAGGGTGTTGTGCATTCTCCAATGTTTAATAACGATCACGCCATCATCAAACAAGATAACAAATCTCTTGGCAATTAGAAGCTTCAAATCATCATCATTCGCTCCTATTATTTTTTCAATCCTCTTTGGGTTTCCAATAAATCCATCATCGTCCGCTCTCATGTTTAGATGAAAATAAAGACATTGTGTTGATAACGGCATATCAAGGAAAGCATCTGTATCAACAATTTTCATTGTGAACATTCTTTTATTTGCCAATTTTGAAATTCCTTTCTCCAATTCCTGGATTTTTCAAAAGTGTTTATCTCAATTCAACTTCAATTCCATTGATTTTCAGTTCTCCATTTACCGGAACCACAAGAGATGGAACGCCGTTTATTTCTTTCAATTCAATCAGAGCAATTTTATCCGGCTGGATGCAGATTGTTGCATCTGGTGTTACAATTTTTGCAGTTTTTGAATTGTGGATATTGTCAAGTGCAGCAGGCTCATTACTGAAATACGTTTCCCAGTTTTCCTTGAAATCTGATAACTTCTCGCCTGGAACTCCGCAATATTCAAAAATCTGTTCCATTTCATCACATGATACAGTTATCATCTCCGGGCTGTCTTTCTTCTGTTCTCTTACTTCCTGCAAAGATTCAATTAGGCTTTCAGTGAAATTGAATGTTGTGTTTCCTTCGAAATTGTCCATGATAAAATCTGAAAAGACATTGATCTCATTTCCCGGTATACGTGGAATTGGTGTGCCAAGAACGTTTTCGATGAAGTCTGGATGAATATTCTTTATGTTTTTGTTGAAATACAAAGTTCCATGAATATCAGTACTTCTGTCATTGAATACAGGGAATAAGAATCCTGTTTCTGGTCTTGAGACTACCCAATCACGAATTCTGCCTTTGATGTTATTTTCAGCCACATCATAGCTAAGCCCAGCCTTTGAAAGATTTACTGGACAAATGCTGCACAGAATGTGTTCATAAATTTCTTCTGATGCATCGTGCATTTCGGCTCCATCAGAAGCTTTTCCTGGAATATCATATACTGAATGAATGAGAACTATGTAGTAATTTTCGTGATAATCGTAATTTTCAATCACTTTGTCGTAGAACTCGTCCAAAAGCTCATCATCTTTAAGCTTACTTGCTCTGATCCGCATAAGAAATTCCTGTGTTCCACCCTCTTTTTCCTGTGCTAATGGAAAATCAAAGTTCATAAGGTTCTTTCCAAGTCTGCCAGACATGGTTTTCTTGAAAATGTCAAAATACTTAAACATTTCTTCTTCTGGAAGGGAAAGGAAAGCTTCTTTAATTTTGGTTTTCTTATTCTTTTCTGCATCCACGTAACAACCACAAATACGTGTAATGGAACAATTTGCTGGTGTAAATTGTTTCTTGATCTCTGCGATTTCTTTCTTATTCATGATTAATCCTCCAATTTTAATTTTTGTAAAATAAATCAAATTATATGAATTTTATGTGCTATTTCTTGATTACCTTCATGTTTTTATTCCAACTTCCAGAAATTGTTCCGTCTGGGTGAATTATAAATTCTCTGCAAACACTATTATCTTCCGTTTTCTCTATTTCGCTAAGCATTTTCATGTTTGAATAGCTAAAGGTAATTAAAATATCTTTGTATTTCCATATCTCATACACATAATAATCCTGAATTGTTTGTTCGATAAATTCAAAATGATTGTATGCGTATTCAAGTATTTTGTTATATAATTCTTCTTTTTCATCGTATTTAATTCCGCTTTTTTCACTTAGCTTCATAAGTTTTCTGAATGATAAATCATCTGCAAAAGAGTATGCATCAATCGTATTTAATACATCTTCGATTGTGTTTGCATCGCACAATACGCATTGCAATCTCATTTTGGTCTTTAACAATTTGCCTTTAATACGTTCCAGATCAGCCAAAGATGGCATACATGTTCCAAAAATTTCATTATTTTTCTTATCAGAAATAGCATGTCTGCTAATGTCTACAAAATCAAACAGTCCATCAATTTCTTTAATATGATTTTCTAAGTATTTCCCATTTGTATTAATCGTCAAAAATTTAATATCGTGTTTTCCTAAAACTTCACACAATTTAGTAAATTTTTCAAATAGCAGTGGCTCTCCACCTGTTACAGATACGGAATACAATATTCCTTCTTTTTCCATTTCTGAAAGCATTTCATCAACTTGCATTATAAAATACTCTGCATTCTCGCAACGTTCTGCGTTTTGTTCGACACAGAATGAACATTTGGCATTGCACTTATCTGTTATTTTCAAATGCAAGTGCCATAACCATTCATTCTTTTCTACTAAAATCCGATGACCAAATAATTTGACTTCCATCTTGCCATCATAATTTATTGGTAATCTTTCGACATTGCACTTGTGAATGTAATCTTTTATACTTTTATTTTGTACAAACATTAATATCACCAATCCTTTCTGCTTCTCTCGCCTGTTTCTTTTCAATCCACTTATTAATTTTATCATCGGAAATCATGTACATTTGCTTTAACATTTCGATGCAGATCAACACATCAGCAATTTCTTCTATCATGTTATCACGGTTGATTTTTCCACGCTTTGCCTTACTGATTGCCTGGATAAGCTCGGCACATTCTTCCATGCAGACGGTACTCTGTTTTTCTTCCCCATAATACAGAATGCTTCTCGCAATAGTGTACTTATCAATAATGTATCTCTCTTTTGTGCTGGATTTCTCTTCTTTTACCAATTCGAAATATTTATCTCTATATTCCAGGACAACTTCAAAATTGTATGAACCATATCCCGTATGGTAAAAGTTATCTCCAACCTTCTTATATTTTATTTGATAATATGGTTTCTCACCCATAACCTCAAAAACCAGATCCAATTCAGTTACTTTTTCTTTTTCAATTTTTGCTTCTCTTTCGCTTTCTATAGAAACATTTTCTAAATTATCCATTATTCCCCTCCACCTTAATAAATGCCATCCAATGTGTTTTCCCCTGTTTGCCAGATCTATTGCCGTACAAGGGTCGTGCCCCAATGGCTGCAATAACGTCCTTTACAGAAATCTGTGTCTCATTCCACTTAAAAATCAATGTGCCGTAAGGTTTAAGCACACGCATACACTCCGAAAAACCATCATGTAACACTTGTTTCCATGTATCTTTGTTGAGTTTTCCGTACTTCTTTACCATCCAGGCATTGTCTCCTCCTTGGATAAGATGTGGTGGGTCAAACACAACATGGCAAAATGTATTATCTTCAAACGGGAGGCATGTGAAGTTGCTATAATATCTGGATGGATGTTGCAATACCTTGTTACTTTTCCATCTCCGCTTGTCCATATTGCTTCGTCATCCAGTTCGCGTTTATCAACGAAAACAGCAAATTCATTATTTTTGTTGAACCAAATCATTCTTGAACCACATGTAGCGTCCAGAACAGGTTTATCCATTTTCCTTCATCTCCTATCCAAAAAGTTTTCCACAAATTACACATCTGTATATATGCCCTCTTCTGCGAGAGTGATATTTAATCCATTGATGACTGTGCATTCTTCATCTCCTCCAATTTCCTTGCAGTTTTTCTATAATCTCTATTTGCTGACCGGAACATCATCAGAAGAATTTCAGATACAGGTCTTGTTCTGTATCTCCTCACTGCTCTCTTGATGCATGAAAGCTCACTTCCGTCTGGTATGTAAACCCCTACAGAATACGGAATTTCCAGAGATATTTTTGCATATACATCTTGCGGCATAACTAAATAGTTGAAATCGCCAATGAAATTTAACCCGTGTCCAGATTTGAAATCTTCAACAGACGACTTAATTTCATAGCAGTAGCAATCCGCTTTTTCTATTCCAGAAACGCTATTATTTGCTGGAACAAATTTCATGTAGTCCACTCTGATTGCATGATCTGTATAGTAATCAAATGTAACTTCTCGTGCCCAATAAATACGTGGATCATTATGCGGATTAATTTTCTTTTCAACCATGGCTGATAATTTTGCCGTAATCTCAGGTCTTGTCATTTCCCAGCTCCTCCAACTTCTTCTCAGCTTCTTCGCTGGTAGTAAATACTTTTATCCCAATAACATCATCTGAGAAAAATACTTCTCCATAATCTTCTTGGATTGCCTTTATGTTATATAATTTGCTTATCATAGTAATCTGAGATACTTTCATCTTGATAATTGGGTTTCTTGCGCCCTTGTTAATTCGGAATAATATATCCCCAACCTTACACGGCAATCTCACAAGCAATCCCTGTTCTTCTAAGTCTTTGTATTTCTTCAACTCTTTCTGCATTATCGCTAATTTAGCAAGTTCCAATCCAGTAAATGCACCGTTTTCTTTGAGTTCCTTTAATTCTTTTAAAGTGCCAATATCTTTGTAAGACTTTAATTCTTCAAGCCACTCTGCGATTTGTTCATACTCCTTTACATATTGATTTCGTATATCTGCATTTAACTCATTTGCATCTTCTGAACCCATATCTGCATTCTCGATACTCCATTTATAACGATTTGCAACTATCTTTAACTGTTTAATACCATCATCAATTAGAAATCTCTCCATCTACTTCACCTCTTCCATCTGACTTTCTACAGTATCTGCAAGTAACTTCAAGGACTTAATAAACGAGTCCGTCAATGCTGTTTTGTATGGGCTTTTAGTGAATGTTCTGACAAGGCTTACTGCATCCTTGATTTTTTCTTCATCTTCGACGATTTCAGATGCTTCACACAATGTTTTTTCATTGTCTCTGTAAGTAACAACCTTGCTACTATAAAAATTCAATAAGTTTGGAAACGGAATTTCGATAGGGTTTAAATGGTCTTCTCTCGCCCATGTGAATCCCTGAAGCTTTGCCATTTTTATAACACTCAAATATTCTCCCTGTGTCTTTACGAACACGCTCTTCCCTGTTAAATCAATCATCAAAATTTCCTCCTGTAATCTCATCAATACACTGATTCCAGCCCTCCGCAAAGCCAGCATCAGACGTATTGGCTGGATAATCTCCATTGTCTTTTTCTGGCAAATCCATAAGCGGACACCAGTCTGGTCTTGATTTACTTTCACAATCATAATGTTCTTCTGTCATCAGAATTACATCATAATATAAACAGTCAGCTAATTCACAGCATCCCTCATATTCAAGATTTCCACAATATTCAGTTCCGAACGGGCAGCCATAACAATTTTCTGGCGTGTCAATCACTAATACTGATTTGCTCATTCGACTCCACCGCCTTTCACGATTTCGATTGCCCTGCTCAGTCCAGCATTGTATCCTTGATGCACATCAGATAAAATACATTCTGATTCAATGAATTTATCTCTTTCCAATTCGCTAATAGCCTTATCCACATCAAAAACTGTCGGTTGCTCATTGACACAATCAATAAACTCTTTCTGGTCGGAACTAATACTTGTTCCAATTTCCCAAATTTTGATGTATTTAATTAATTCGTCAGCATCAATCAGTCTACTCATTCAGTTTCACCGCCTTTTATAATTTCATCAATTATTGTATCTTCTTCTATGCAATATTTTTCAAATAAATAATTCTCTAATTGTTCCACAACCTTATCCACATCAAATGCCGTTGGCTGTTTATTAACACAATCAATAAACTCTTTCTGGTCAGAGCTAATGCTTGTGCCAATTTCCCAAATTTTGATGTATTTGATTAATTCGTCTGCATCAATTAACCGCATTTATTCATCCTCCCACACTCCCAATAACCGCATCCTCTCATACAGTACAGCGACGGTCTTACGCCGGTATCCATAAAAATCCTTTGGGTTCATCGGGATATATCTTTCTTTGCTGATTTTCCTGTAGCTCTTCCGGTGTAGGATATTCTCTATAACCATATCCGCTATCACCGTGTTTTTCGGACAAGCTGACAAGGCGGCACCGGAAAGCAGGTATCCGTACTCTGCTGGAAAGTCTTTCAGCATCGTATTCAGTTTTTCAATGTCCTCTGCCGGAATACCGTAGTCCTTCAGCTTCTTATTCCTTGTCAGCATAATCTCACCTCATTTCAATAATGCTATAAAAAGTGTTATTGCAAAGATACCTGTCATAATATCATCAATTTTTCTTGGCTGGATTTCACCGTAAATCATCAACTCTAATCTACGCCATACAAGACACCAAATGTAGATTGCTACTCCAGTCATAAAAGCCGCTTTTAAAGCTTCCATTTGTCTCTCCTTTCTATTCGCCTGGGTGGTGCTTGTCGTACATGATCGCTACACATACAAGACCAGTTACTCCGACTATGATTCCAAGTGTAAGTCCTAATAAGAATGTAATCATGGCTCATCCTCCTTGACATAATCTTCGCATTCCTCTGCGTATTCATAGCTGTCCATCATGTCACACCGGTTATCGCAACCGCCTTGTTTATCACAGCAGATGCAGCACTGTGTTTCACCGTCCGGACACTCTAATTTACAATATCCCATTTAGCCCTCCTTATATAGCTCTGGAAGTGGCGTCCAGGCGATAACTTTATACATCCTTGTTCCGCCGTGTCCGTCCGAATATTTGTCCCATTCAAGATACCCATATTTCTTTTCGTTCCAGTATCCGGCGTCACCAAATTTTAAATAATTCGCAATTCCATAAAGCTTTTCAGGTGTTCCATAGACTTTTTCAAGAGTTACAAGACACTCTTTTTCGTCTTCCGGCAATCTCTCACTGACCGGAATCCATCCATTTTCTTTCTCATCATCCATATTTTCGATATAATCCATGATTTTAAGTCCCAACTCGTAAGCCGTTCCTTCAAAAGGTTTCCCGTATGGATTTATTGTTCTTTTTATGTAATCGTAAATTTTACTTTTATCGCTCATACTTCCACCTCTACAAAATACTTTTCTAAAGTTTCTTTTGATATCTCAATCCATCTATTAGCATTTACTCCGTCAAGATGGATATCTCCGCCGATAATTTTTTCATTTCCATCCTCACTTTCCCCATGTAAGCAACTGGCACGCTATTGTGCAGTTAGTACGTGATTTTAATACTCAATAAAATCAGATAATTCCATCTGACCAACTACATTGTTATCTTGCATCCACCATAGATAGACTTCTTCACCACAACTCCACTTCACATCTTTTCCACGCCGCTTGCGTTCCTCAATCATTCTGTCAAAAGCACGTATATAGGCTTGCTTGTACTTTGGAAAATCATACATTTCCTTTTCCCTCTGCTTCTTTGACGCAAGCGGACAACCTAGACAGCCTAACCTGTTATATCCGCATTGATACAGTTCACATACTTGAATGTCTTTCTCACCAATGAACTGCCAGATATTCTGATCTGTCCAATCAATAATTGGATTGACTACTGTTTTTGCTTTCATCTGGCAATTTTCAAATAATCTTCTAGTATTATCATTGTCAGTGATAAGCATTTTTTCATCAGAAACACCGATGCTTTTGCTTGCTGTCCGTCCTAATACTTCAAATGGGCTTCTGTTGCTTCGCTTTCTACTCTCAGCCCATCTAACACCTGTCGCAATCATTCTGTTTGGATTACCACCCTCTTTTAGTTCTGGGCAGCAATACCGAACAATTCTGGTAGGTGGCATCAGCTTTCTTGGAATAAGATTCCACATAGTAAGACGTTTGCCATTTTCCTGCACATGATAGTCGATTTCACATTTGATACCCTTGTCTGCCAATTCAGAAAACACAGTTTTGATATGCCTTACTGTTTGCGGTGCATCTACTGTGGTGTGAGAGTTGTGTACTTCAAAAGGAATTTCAGCCATTCTGAATAGTTGCAAAAGTACATCTGAATCCTTTCCACCGGAATACTCACATACAAGTGGCTTTCCATAATGTTTCAACGAGAGATCAGATGCAAGTCGAATTCTCTCAATTGCTTTTTGTTCTAAATCCATAATATTTACACTCCAAATCTTCTGACCAATTCTTTATTCAAATCTGGAATCCGCACATCTGTTTCAAGTTCCAACTCTTCAACCATGCTCATAAAACTTCTTTCTCCACGGTTCGCTTGGCCCACAAACTCATTTGCACAATTAATCACGTCCAAAAGTCTTTTAGTGGAAAAACCATGTAATTTCCGTAATGCCAACATAGTTGTTACCGTGTTAATTGTATTCGCCCAGTCGTCACCAGTATTGAAGCCATCGTTATAGGCTTGATCTTGCATGACTTCCAGCTCTTTACGTGAATTCTGCATGGCTCTGGCGAATGCCTGTGACATCTGATTGTCACATTCCAACACCCTATTTTTCTTTGGCGCTTTCATCTTTAATTTGCTTCCCATATTTTTTCCTTTCGTATCTGTATTCCGTCAAACGGTATGCTCTCGATATTCCCGGATGTTCTGTGGCAATCAGAGAATCCATCTCCAATTGCCGCATATGTCTCTGGACGGTACACTTTGTAAGGTCTGTTCCATCCATAATTTCTTCATAAGAAGGCATATATCCGTGTTTCTCAAAATACTTGACAAGAAATCTGTAAATATCATTTCTAGCAGATTGCCCCTCATTATATTTTCTCTGACGGTAATTCATAGGCAAAACGGATTTTCTTCCGCAGTATTGCTTTTTTCTACACGCATTTTATTTAATCTTTCCGCAGCTTTCTTCTTTGTTTCATCGGAATATTTTCTCGGTGGATTGATTTTAATGTAGGAATACGGCAAGTGAGCGAAAATAGATCCATCATTATTTCTGGCAAGAATTTTTACATCGTCTGGAAATTCCTTTTCTAATTCCTCACATCTGTTCTTCCAGGTACTCCCATTCTTAGCAGTAAGTCCTACATAATCTCTTCCGGGAATCCACTCAATTACACATTCGTTTGTGTTTTCTGACACAAAACTCACCTCTATTCATTTTTTTATTTTTTATCTTTGGAATTTAGCCAGTAGAACTACTGGTGTGTTAGAATCAGTGATAATTTTCTTCGTTGAGTAAGTCGTTGAATTTTTCCAACGCCTTAATAGATACTTTGTTATTTGCTTTTTCTGGTCTGATTGATACATTTAAGTGAATATCAATGATGTGTTTTAATTCTCGCGCAAGGGTTATTTTGCCTTGTTGAATTCCCTGTCTGTATGTCTTGGGCGGTTTATATTGCCCTGTTACTTGCTTTCCAGCTGACTGGCCACCAGCTGTAACGTTGTACATCTGGAAGCCTTTATCTGCAAAAGCCTTGATTGTTTCAATTTCTTTCTGGTCAAGTTCATCCTTTCTACATGTTCTATATGAAAGTTTCCAACCAGTAGGATTACTTTCACTGTAAAACTTATGCTTTTTAAGGCTTAATGCTATGTGATCGTATTCCCCTAAATGGCTCGCACATCTCTCGCAAAGGTTGACTGCCTGTCCACAATACGCTCGGTTTATTCCGGCTTCGTCAGTTCGGTAAAACACGTATATACCACTAGAATATGGAATGCTTGGACATATCCTTTTTATTCGATTCTCTCGTTCTCGCTTCATAGCGAAAACTCTACTATAATCCACCAGGCATCACTCCTTTCCAATCTGGTCAATGAGTTTCTTACATTCATCTTTAACATAGGCAAGTGAACGAATTTTGCAATCTGGATCTTTATTTAATTCTCGCCAGCAATCTCCCATTATTTTAAGCTTTTTTTGAAGCCTGGTTCTTCCCCGAAATACTGTTCTGCTGTCTCAATATCATAACCATCGAAACAATGAGCGCAGTCAAAACCAATCCACCATGTATCATCATCGTCACAATCGTGTAGAAATGGTTCTGAATAAGTAACTCCACCATGGCAGTCAAGATAACCTAAATCATCAACAATTTTCTTTGCCAGCTTATGGCTGTTAGGTATTCCAACGTATCCGCACCTGTATGCTCTAGGCATGAACAGGACTACACATTGGTAACCTTTATACTCGAATTTAGTTTCTAAAACTGGTTCCATTTATTTATCACCCCTCCTTAACTAAACGGAAATTCATCTTCCATACCGCCTAAATCTGGCACATCCATGAAACTAGGTTCTGGCGGCGGTACTGGTCGTGTGTCTGTTTCCTGTGTCTGTGGTGACTGGCTCTTTCTTTCTGCAAATTCATGTTCTGCAACAAGGCAATCATTTGAGTAAACTTTTTCACCATTTTTGTTCGTATAGTTTCCAGTCTGCCATTCACCACGCACATTTACTTTCGTGCCTTTTTTAAGATATTTCTCTGCGAATTCTGCATTTTTTCCAAGACATACGCAAGTGATAAAATCAGATTTTCTTTCTGTATTCTTTTTCACTCTTCTCTCGACAGCCAAAATATATCTTGCGATTTTGGTATCATTCGTTCCCATTCTGATATCTGGATCAGCAGTTAATCTTCCAGAAAGAATAACAATATTCACAATTTATCACCTCTCAATCTGAATGTCGCATCTAATAAGTGCGTGTTTGATTTTCTTTGTATTTCCTGTTACAGTTTCTTCTTTCCCGATAACAAAGGAAATATCATCTTCTGTTACGTTGAATCCTTTTGTTTTGATATGCTCCATGATGATTTCTTTAATTTCATCTGTGCCGATTCCGATTGTTATTTCCAATGGTGTTACCTCCCTGGTTTGTATACTGGTGGCATTGGTTGCCATGCAATGACTGGGTAATATGCAATTCCGTGTTCTTCTACCATGCCCCATCTTCCACCGCCTAAATATGTAAGGGTTGTTGGTAACTCGGCGTCTTTTATGGTAACGTTGTATTTTATCTTATCTTCTGGGCTTTCTCTCACATCTGGCTCTGGCGGTAACTTCACATCTGTTGGAATCCACATATCCGCAGGACTGTAGGAACAGATCAGTTCTTCAACTTTCTTGATTGCGTCATTCCAACCTTTGTCGTACTTACATTCCTGTTCGGAAGGTTCTGGCTTTTTCAGTTTGTCAAGTGTTTTTAAGAAGATTTTCATTGATTAATCCTCCTTGACTTTCTCAATAGTTTCTTTTATTGCTTCTTTCACAGCCTTGGTTTTAATCATCTTATCTGCCAAGGCTTTTGCCGCTTCCTGTACGATCACGTTTTTATTCTCTTCTAGTATCTCGGAAATATGAGAATGTATCATCCTACACAACGGCTCATTGGTTTCTCTACTACCATATAACTCTTTTTTATAAATAACTCCTTTGATTTCTTTGGTAATTTTTTCAACTACCTTGTCCTCAACATTTTTACGGATTTCCTTTGCAATTTCTTCCTCATTGACACCAATCGTTACTGGTACGCTGAATACGCTCATTTTCAATTTCCCTCCCCTATAGCTATCACATCACATCCAATAAATACCAATTCCTCATGTTCACTAATTCCATAGCCGACAGATCTTCTTCCTACTTTAAAAAATACATTATTTGTATTAACCGTAACTCCTTCAGTTTTTTCCATATAATCAGAAACAATAGCTTTCAAAATATCTTCATTTAAGAAAGTTTTTCTTTCGACTATCGGATGTTCTTTTGGCATATATTCAAGCCATGTCTCTATACCTTTGTATTCTTTTCCTTCTGTGTCAGTCCATTCGCCATTTCCAGTATATGCAAGCATGATGATTCTTTCAGAGTTTTTCAGCTTTACATAATACAAACATGCGGTATCATCAGTTGGAGCTTCTGGAAGCATATCTCTTACTGAGCGCCATGCACTAGTTGAAGGAATTGTTTTTCCTGTTTTACGGTCTACATGCTCCTGTCCTTTAATTACATAGTTTCTAAATTTTTTTGGCATTAATTTTCTCCTTTCAATTATTCAGTCGAATTGTTTTCCTTATCATCTTCAACTGCTTTCCAAATACAATCCATAACAGATGCATAATCAAGCAGTATTTCTCTTTCTCTGATGTTTCTTCCGTCTTTTTCATGCCAATCTCTCACTATATAAAGTTCGGCATTTGCAGAAAGAATATCTGTTTTCATGTCCCAGTATTTAATATGAATTTCATAAGCTGCATTTGCAGAAATTGGATTTACATAAATTCCTTTTGTTACTTCTTTCCAATCTTTTAATTCAATTGATACCATCTATTTCTCCTTTCAAAACGGACATAAGTCCAAATTAACTTCAAGTCCAGGTCTGGCAATCTGCACCAGGGCATCATCCCAAACCACTGCTTCTTTTATCTCTTTCAAAATCTGTTCCGGGTCAGCTGTTTCATTACTCAAATGCACCAATGTTACTGTCCGTAATGCTGCCGTATGGTTTGTATTCACCAAGCTTTTGCAAGTATCTAAGGAACAATGCCCTTTAAGCCTGTGCGTGTAATTTTCAGCTGTTTTGTCAACCAATTCTTTACAATAGTTGCACTCAATAACTAAGTGATTCAGTCGCATTGCCTTGAAATTGTATCGGCAAAATTCAAAGTCTGTCATGTACAACAGCTTTCCCATCTCTTCATGTTCCACGATATACCCATAATTGAAACATGAAATAAGTTGCCCTGTGTCCTTATCCCTTGTAGTATGCGGCAAATAGAACGGTATTACTGTAAACGAGCCAACCCGAAATTGTCTTTTTTCTGGAACGCCTTTCATTAATTCGCCAGTGATGATTTGCAGATGTTCCACAGTTTCATCATTGGTGTAAATCTGAATACCAGCATTCATCAGCTCCCGAAATGATTTGATGTGATCTCCATGCTCATGACTAAGCAATACGCCGGAAACATCACTTGTTCTGTAATCAATAGATTTTAAAATGTCTTTGTATCTGCATCCGCAGTCCAGAAGAAGCATTTCTCCACTGTTCGATTTCAAAACATAGCAGTTTCCGGGTTGGCTCCCTGTGTTTACTACTCGCATAAGCATTTTCATCACCTCGCTTTCCGAATATTCCTTTAAATCAGTTTTCCTCATTCACTACAATACCGCCGTGGATAATAACTCTCTTTCCGTCCGAATCATCGAAGTAAACTTCATTTTCAGATTCGGAAACATCGAACTTCCCAGACCAGGACTTGATTTCACCGCCGTTGTAATCGTAAACAGTTACGGTACGGTTCAGACCACCGTCAATATCACTAGACAGTGATTTTAATGATCTGCTACAGGAAGAACAACCACTAAACATTGTGATTGCTATAACCCCTGTAATCAATACTGCCGTCTTAATACATTTCTTTTTCATCCTACATTTCCTCCTGGCTCATAAATGACGGAATTTCTGTTTCCGCTGGCTCTGCTGCCGGGACTGGTTCTTTCTCTGTTGTTTTTACAGTTTCGGCTACGGTTGGCTGCTTTGGCTTTTCTTCGATTGCTTCTGGCTGTGGAATGAATTCTTCTGTGTTTGCGTTCTCACTAATTTCATAAGCAACGTCTTGTTCAATAACATCCTGTTTTGGAATATCCTCTGTATTCTCGTCAGCTTCCTGTACAAAAACATCACCGTGGCTGTTGATGATCTGCTTTAATGCACGATTGATAACTGTTTTCTTTGCCATCTGGTCAGTGAATTTCTGATGCGTTCCATTTCCGTTTTCTTTGTACCCATATCCCTGTGACCAAGATTGTTTGATCTGCTTCATATTCATAACTTCCAAGTGTTTTGAACCATCTTCCATCTGAACTACTGCATATGCGCCAAGAATTTTATCATTATCAATATTCATAAAATCCTGTTCGTGGGAATCCAGTACCTTGTTTCCATCTTCAATGTGGTATTTGAACTTATCTCCTTGGTAGATGATCTCGGCGTGAATATCTTTCATTCCGTATCTTCTGGCTATTGTAATGTTTCCGAAGTAAGACCTCTGGAACTGGCATTGACTGCCATAACTAATAAAATAGCCCTGCTTTTTCTGCACCGAAAGACCAAGTGTTGCCATGTTCATAAGGCTGTTTGCAATGCTGATCTGGCTACAAGCTTCCAGAATTGGTTTATTATTTTTATCTTTTGTCTCTTTCAGAGTTAAATACGCTCCCATCAGTGCATTGCTGAGGTTGTAGTCTTTCGGAAAAGAAAGTCCATATTTGGTTTTTTCCTCTAACTGTTTTGTCAACCCATCAATGAATGAATTGTTGATTACCAATGAAGCTTGCTGTTCTCCTGTTGTTGCTAACTGTGTTTTACTTGCCATAATGATTCTCCTTTTCTTTTTTATATTTGCTAACACGCTGTTGCGTGATTGCATCAGTTTCGTACTTATGTTATTTGATATACCTCTTAAACTAAAGCACAATAAATAAAATAAGTCCCGGCGTTTCGTACCTGTGTTATTTGATATACCTCTTAAACCCCAAATTCCATTTCACAGGTAGCACAGGTTTTGGTGAGTGAAATATTTTCCTCACATTCCAGGCGCAAAATCACCTGTGACTTGATTAAGCCAATTATTTCTGTTATTCTAATAATAAATATAGTTTGTTCTATATTTCATATGGAGCAGCCAGTCTGTCGCCAAACAAGTTACTGGCTGTTCCTTTCTTTTTTTAAAGCTCTTTCGCCGTCAAATCTCCGTCCGTCACTCTAAGCACAATCATCTGTCTGTCCAATAAAGGAAGTCGCTCGACATTTACGGATTCGCTATCGTCAATCCAAACCGGCAGATTCAGCCCATTCATTTCCTGTAATCCATTCAGTAAATCAACCTCGCAAAGAATTTTGTCGGAATGATTTAATCCGCTATTGTAGTCGATTCCATTACAGATCATCTTGCAAGTTTCCACTGGATTTCCCTCAATCGTGTAATCAAGGAAACTGAACTGGAAATGATGGAAAAATGGATTGATTTTCTCAGCCAGTGCCTTATTTTTCTGAATTGAGAAGTTAAGAACGGTATCAATGTTCTTTTCAATATCAGCTTGTACCTGTCCAAGGCTTTTCAGTTCCTCGTTCAGTTCGGCTACTCGCTTTTCTTTCTCCGTGACTGCTGCCTGTGCAATCTTAATGTCTGCATCCACATTGGAAATCTGTTTCATAACATTGCTGATCTGCATTCTTAATTCCTGTTTCTTTCCAGGAACATCATCAAATGATTTCAGTTTCTCTTCAAGATCTGCAATTCTCGCTGTAACCGCAAGATATTCTTCATCATTTGACATATCTACAGATTCTGGAAGCTCCGTAAATTTGGACTGTTCTTCCTCGATTTGTTTAGTAAGTTCAGCAACTTCATCCTGCGCCGCACTGATTTCCGACTGTAATTTTTTTATTTCCTCGTTAGTTTTCTTTAATTTTGCAGCGGAAGTATTTCCAAGGTCGCAGACATATTTAAGTTTTTCCTGCTTCTCCGATTCAAAAGATTCTTTTACTTTCAACTGTGCTTCAATTCTGGCTTTCTTTTTTTCTTCAAAGGAAGCTCTCAATTCGGAAATCTGTTCTTCTGGCAGTTCCTGTCCGCAGGTGGAGCAAATGGTATCAGAATCATTGAATGTTTCAGCTTCAATAGCTTTCAGTTCAGAATCATCCAACTCCATTTCTTTGATTCTCGGATAGTCCTGTCTGGCTCTATCCAAGTCAGCTTTTGCCTGTTGTGCTTCCCTTATGTGGTTGCCCAGTTCCATTCCAATAATACGAATGCTTGATTCCTTTTCTGATTTTTTTAACCTAAGTTCGGAAACTGTATCAGAAATGAATTTTTGTCTGGCTCTTAACCATTCATTAGCTTTGCTAACCAGACCATCCCTGGAAGATTTCAAACCACAGATTTCATACGAAATACTGTCATAGCCCTTTGCTGAATCTTCAAGAATCTGTTCCTGTTCTTCCATCCTGGAAATCTCCGCATTAAGCTCCTGCTTTTTGGATTCCAAGGAAGAAGTGTCTTCTGCTTCAACGCTTCGATTGGTTTCATATGCAATCTCCGTGTTTTTGGCATCCACCTTTTTCTTCTGTGCATTTAGTTCCTTTCGGAGCTTCTTCAATGTATCTTCTACGGAATGCCCTTTTGTGATTTCTTTCACATGAGCGTACTGCGGATTCTCTTCCATAAACTGAGCAATATCGAAACCAGACATCTTTTCCAGTACCTTTCTGGATTCCGCTGTTGACTTCTGCAATGTGTCCAGAAATGGTTTTGGATTACTGCACATCAGAAGCGTTGAAGGTTCTGCTATTGACTGGATGAACTCGGTATAATCCTTTGATTTAGCCGGGAATCCGTCAATTTCATAAGAAGTTTCATTTCCATCGAATACCTCTTCTGACTGTCCTCTCGGTTTTCTCCACTTCTGCTTTGTGATTTTGCGGATCACTTTTTCTTTCCCATCAATCACAAGTGTAAGTTCTCTTACAACATCAACCTTTGGCACTTCCACACCATTTTCTTTTCTGCGAATAGAAGTAGGTTCTGTACCATTCGCCATCTTACCTGTCAGAACGTCCAAATATGCGTCCTGCAATGTGGATTTTCCTTCTCTGTTTCTGCCAGAAATCTCTGTTCTCGGAAACAAATCTACAGACTTACTCGGAAACTTCTTGTAATTCTCCAACGAAATCTTTTTCACTTCCACCTTCATGCTCGATTATCCTCCCTATTGATACCTCATATGCAGTTCTAAGCTCTACTTCATCACCAGATAATTTTTTATGATAAATCCGGCTCTGGATTCTTCCGATTATGCTTATGTAATCACCGGCCTTGAAATCAGCAGCTTCTCTGGCTTCTTTCCACCACGCTAAACACGGGATATAATCTGTTCTTCGCAAGTCATATTCGTTGCAGGCAATCATCAAATCACAGATTTCTTTTCCACTTGGTGTTCTTCGATAAACAGGCGGTTTGCAAAGATAACCTTCCAGAATGAATTTATTTTCATCGTCTACGCTTCCATCTCCGCCCAATAATGTTTCTGCTTTAACTTCCAATATTAAATGTGATTTTCCATTTTCCTTTTTATTGTATGAAGTGTATTTTCCTTCAATATAGATGTGTTCTCCAATTTTCCAGTTTTCTGCCATTCTTTCTGGTATTGCTACTGGAAGCAAATCTACGTTTCCACTGGTACGCTTTGTTCCAACATAGAATCTTTTGAATTTATCTCCATCCTTGAAAAATTCCTCTGGCTGAATGTCCATTATCACACCGTATATCTGAACTTCATTCTTATTATTCTTCATCCTCCAATTTCTCCATTTCTTTTACGGAAATCTCATATACACTTTCCGTTTCTTCCCCATTAACATAAACATCACGGCTCATTAACCTGCCAGTTACTTTAATGTAATCATTTCTTTTAACGTCTACCGCCAGATCAGCACCTTTTCCCCATAAAGTGCAGCGAGTAAAGTCGGCTCTTTCTGAAAAATCTCTTGGAATTGCCACGAAAAGATTTAAAACTTTCCTGTGCGTTACTGGCGTAAGTTTTGCATATGGCTCTTTCGTGCAACTTCTGGCAATAAACTCTACTTCGTTTATATCGCCATCCGGAACCTGTTCTTCCAGGATTTCCACCTCGTCAGCTGCGATATAATTAACGTTGTGGTGCTTATTTGGATTTTTAGAAGTGTCCATGCTTCTGATTGCTCCTGTTACCACAATTTCTTTTCCGTTGTAATTGCTGTCACGTACAATGGAATCTTCTATGACTATTGGAAACATATCCACTGCACCGCTTCTGCGAATGACTGTCAGCATAAATTTGTAATAGTATCTTCCGTAATGTTCGTGGCTGAACACTATTTCCCCAGCTCTGCCGGATAATCTTACTTTATTTAATCTTTGCATTTACTTTTCCTCCATTTCTAATATAATAGGAAGAAACACCATTGAGAATAAGACTGTTGATACAAAGAACACCCCGATAGCATCAAATGATGTAAACATCCATGTGATTGAGAAGATTACTGTAAACATCCCTATTCCTACAAATATTTCTCCTATTGTCTTTACCACCTCTTTCATTTTGTCCTCACTTTCTTCTGGATGTGGTTACTGCAAGTGCAGTTGCCAGAATAGCGATAATTACATTTCTTGCCATCAGCTTTTCTTCCAGATCGGCAATGATTTCACTGGAAAGTGGCTGATTTTCGCCATTTTTTTGCATAAAAAGTCCTCCTGTTATATTTTTGTTTGTCAAATACAGGAGGTTGTGTTATAATAATCCTGTATTTAACTAACTCGTTCTTAGTTAGATACCGTCCTGGTTGGTGTGTCAGCACCTTCCAGGACAACTTAACCTACTTCTACGAATTTCCCATCTTTCAGCGTATAGAAAGTATCTTCCTTGATATTTTTCCCATCTACTTTTGCGGACTTAACGTCTACAATATGATATTCATTATCAATTTCTTTCCACTCTGCTAAAACAATAAAACATCCAATTTTTCCTTTAGCTTTTGAATCAATTCCTGTAGCTAATGCAATACTTTCTTTTCCTTCTACAATTGCCGCTGACCGATCTCCGGTATTGGTTGCCGCTGACTTATTTCCGGTATTGGTTGCCTTATCATCTTCCCAATCAACTTGCTCTTTTATATATTCAACGCCAGCTTTTATAATTCCGGCAATTCCAATTTCTGCTTTTACGGAAATTTTCTTTCCAACTCTCTTGCTATCATCAGATGATTTCTAGCCATTCTCTTCAAGCTCAACTTCATAATATCTGGAATCTGAAGGTGGATAATAACCGAATACATCCATCGGAAATTCGCAAGCATGGAATCCACAATTACAAATGTCTGCTTTTTCTTCTGTGTATTCTTTTCCAATTTCATACTGGAAATCTCTACACTTTAAATCTTTGTCAAAGCCTTTAAAGCATTTCGTTCTTTCTTTTCCTCCTTTGATTTTTCTGCATCAAGCCCAAGCATTCTAAATGCCATTTTCTTTGTGAAATCATAATCGTTCACGCTATTCGCCCAAGCTTCAAATGCCTTTAATCTTCCAACCAGAAGTGCATACTCTTCATTGACGTTCTCTGGAATATAATCTGTGCTCTTAGTTTCTCCCATGATTAGTCCTCCTTATCTTTTGCTCCAAATTTTTTAAGCATTTCTTTCAGATGCGAAATAAACGGAATAATTGCATCTATCTGTTTGGAAGTTTCCTTGATTTCTTTATCAAGTTCTTCCTCGTTCATAAGGCCATACTCAAATGAATGTCTAAGCTGCTCTTTTATTTCTTTCTCTTCTCCACCATTTTTTGCGAACATCTTTTTAATTTCATGGGTGATAACTGCATACTCTGAAAGAATATCAATCCCTTTACCAGAAATATTAACTAATCCGTTTTCAAATTTAATCATTGTTTTTCCTCCCTATTTTCTTTTATTCTCTCCATCTGAATGGTATAATGTGTTCAGAAAGGAGGTATGTTAAAATGTTTCTCAAATTAAAAGTTTCCTGTACTTGTCATTGCGATTACTATATAAGTGAAAGAATAAGTACAGACAAGGTTGTGTGCCCGAATTGCGGAAAGGAACATCCTTATTCTCATAAAATAATTTCAATGCTTCATGCCGCAAATGAGATTGATGATGGCAATGTTCCCGGAGCAGAAACAATAAAAACTTCCGTTATTTCTGAATGGGAAGATGTGACTGAGCGTCAATAACAATCTTCATGTACTCTAAAAAGCCTTTCGCTTCAGTGGCGGACAGACCGCATTCGGCAATTTCGTTTTTTACTTTTTCTACAAGGTCGCTTGCCTTCTGTCCGTTTTTGTGGCGATATAACTGATATATTTTGGAATCATAATCGGATAACCTTTCAGCAACGTAATCATCTGCTAACATTCTTTGTTCACCTCCCCTATTCAATAATTGTAAGATCTTCATCCACCGCAAATGGTTCAGTAACAAATATTCCATCTTCTTTAAAGAGAAGATCAATTTCAACATGTTGCTTATTTGCACACTTCACAACAACTACATTCTCATTTTCTTCTTTGGTATGTGTGAACAAAATATCTGCAATTTCAAAACCTACAAGAGAATGAAAAATTTCTGGATTATCTCCATAAAATTCGTAGCTTTTAATATCTTTCACTGTTTTACCCTCATTTTCTTTCTGAATTAATATCATAATTGCAATCGCGAATCTGCATTTTTGTATTTGTACACGGTTGCCATCCCTTGATGTACTTCACAGCTTCCTCATATCTTAATTTTGGAATGTTGTTTCTTGCGTTTACACCGAAATAAGATTTAACATCTCGATTACATTCTGCGAATACTTTCTTTCCGATTTCTGAGTAGGCATTAGATTTCTTTCCGCCCAACGCTTCAATAACCACTAGCGAAACCAGATCCCCAAGATATTTTTGCTGACCGTAGTCAATTGTCATTGCATTTTCAAGTTTTTCGATTCTTTCCTCATGATCTGCTGTGCCCTGGGCAAGAATCTGAATTTGTTCGGCAACCGTCAATGGTTTTCTGTAGGAACCTGTCTTTCGAATTTCTGGGAGAACTTTACTTGTCACCCAGTCTGTAAACCTTTCGGCAGATTCTTTTCTGCTCTGGAAAATCAATTTATACATATTGGGTTCATTTACAAAGTTAGCATTCTGCTTTCTCCCGATACCATCAATGACCTCATTTGTAATGACCCCATCTGCATTTAACCTTGTCTTTGCCTGGCTCGGATTTGAAATTTCTAATGCTTTGCATATATCAATCATGCAAAACCAAGGTTCATTATCAATAGTTATTGTCCGAATATCTCCGAACTCTGGCGAATTAAAAATCTGTAATTCGTTCATTAGTCTCCTTTCTGTGATATAATCTCCTTTAGGAAGGTGTAATCTCTTTTACATAGAGCACATCTACTGGGTTAAATTTCAAGCAATATTGCTTTCCGTTGTCATCCCATTCCAAACGTATCAGTTGATCTCTAATGTCTGGTTTCACAATATCATCCGGGAACACACACGGAATTTCGATTGTTTCCCCATTTTTAAATTTGATAATTGTCATCTTCTCCTTATAATCTCTCCTTTCTTGTGTTATACTCACTATAAGAGTGGAGGTGATGATTATTGGTATTTAATGGTTTCTGCGATAAGCAGAACAAAAATTATTCCATTGAAGCTTCTCTCATTAATACTGGATCATTGGATGATTTGACGCCTAATTACACAATAGGTCGAATTAAGTGTAATTATGCAAGCAAAACTGGATGTTGTTCAAATCCGAAACAATGTTCCATTTTAAAAGCTTCAAAATAATTCTGTTTGGCTCTCTGAGATATGGGAGCCTATTCTGTTTGAAATTTCAGCATCCTTGGTGAATCTTTAAACTTGATTCCCTCAATTTCCCCGATACCTTTCTGGTTCACCTGCAACATCTGCAAGTCCGTGGATAAATTTAAAGCATTCAGATCAATGGAAAGAATAGGTTCTGAATCTCCAACTCCCTGTTTCAGCTCAAAGCTTCTTACTCCTTCGAGTTTGTGACCATCTACAAGGATTTCTGTAAATATTCCACATTCGCCATTTACTTGCTGGATTTCGATTTTTGATACTTTCATTAGTCTCCTTTCTGATCTAAATCAACAGTTTCTTTTTTATCTGTTTTTTGTTCCAGGTTGTTATCAGAAAAACTTTCCACTTTCCCAAGAATGTAGCCTTTATCAAATTCCGACATCTTAGGAATTGCTTCTTTCAGCTTTTCTACGATTTTTTTTTCTTTTTCTGACATTATCTATTTCACTTCCTTTCTTCTACGCACAATATTTAATTTCGTATTCAGTTACGATTTTGAAGAAAATCTCTCGCAGCTTTTTATCGTCATCGATGACGTCCATTTTGTTTAGTGAATTAATCTCTGTTTTGGTGCAACCATTTTCAGCCATGCGTTTTCGCTTATTTCTTAATCTTGTATTCAGATCACATCCAGCCCGGCGTTCCAATTCTGTGTACATTTCTGTTCTAAGCATTTTAAACTCTGCTCCAGCACCTTTTTGTATGCGATTGAATTTAGAATTAATTTCTGAACGCCAGTTATCAAATACAGGCTTAACCGCTTCTTTGATGTTCTCTGTAGTTGCAACAGCTTTATCTGCGGTTTCTTTGGCAATTAAAATCTGCCGGTCTCTTTCTTTGTCAGCAAGTTCTTTCTTTACCATTTGCGAAAGTAGCCCCTGTAACATTTGAAGTTCTGGTGACAATGCCCTTTTTACAGTTTCTTTGGTTTTAAAGTACCCATTCACAAGCTGTCTCTGAACATCCCATGCTAAATCGTCTGTGAAAGACTTTACTAACATTAGATATCCCTGTTCTGTAATAAGCGCATAATCAGAAGTTGCCTTGTCTGGAATGTCAAAAATTTTGGTACGACGAATTTCGTCGGCGCTTACTCGGAAGAAATCTTCGCTCTCAATAAAGCGCTCTCTGTTTGTTCTGAAATTTCTGCTTGCCGTTCCGTCTGGTCTTCCGTGAACTGCATCAATATCTTTGAATGTAACCACTCGCTGACCGTTATACTCTTTTATTGAGATATCCGAATTTCCAATATGTACTAACTGGTTCGTGTTTATCACTCCTTTCTTAATCTGATTTTCAATTTCATTTTGTGTTGAAAATATTTTTCCTATGTGTTAAAATTCTTTCATACCCAGATAATGGGCAATGAAAGGAGTTGTTTGCTTTGACCCAACTTTTGAATTTGCCCTGTTCCTTATTGTAGGTTGCAAGCAGAGTAAACTGCGTTACCAAAGACCGTTAAGCAATTTTACTTTTATAGGTAAAATTCCTACATTCGCCAACTAATGGGCAGCTAATCTTTTTTTACTCAATCGCAGAACTAAAACTGCGTAAGTGGCGAAGTGTTTCAAGAAACATTTGGTGCTGCTTATGTGACTGAACAAGTACGTTCAGTCTGCAAAACACATAAGGTAAACAAATTTAGGCAAGAACTGATAGGACAGCACTCCTGTCAGTTTTTTGCTATTCTTCTTTAAACAGATATTCCAGATCATATTCTGGGAAAAGTTCCTTTTTAGAAAGGACTGCTTCTGGATACGTAAAAGGTGTTTTCCCCTTTATCTTGTTCTGAATAGTCCTTTCATCAACACCAAGAACCTTTGCAAACGCTCTGATTGTAATTCCTTTATCATCAAGAGCTTTTTTTAAGTTATTCAACACTTTGGCTCGCCCCCTTCCTTGACTTCGTGAGTTTATAATATCACGTTGCGAGTTAGATGTCAACAGTAAATATTGACTTTGTGAGTTTTTTGTGATATATTATCATCAGGAGGTGAAAAAAATGAAAGATAGGATTAAGCAAGTGCGCAAATCAAAAAATCTTACACAAACAGCATTCGGAGAAATAATTGGAGTGAAAGGCAATACTGTTACTAATTACGAAACTGGTCTTAGAACTCCAACTGATGCAGTTATCAAATCTATATGTAGGGAATTTGATGTCAACGAAGAATGGATTCGTACTGGTAATGGCGAAATGTTTACACCTGGGATTAAAGACAAGCAAATTTCTGCCATGCTTGCAGACGTAATGAAATCTGGAGAAGATTCTTTTAGGCATCGTCTCGTGTCTGCGTTAGCCAGATTGGATGATGATGGTTGGGACAACTTAGAAAAACTAATTGACATGATTTCTGATAAGTAAAAGAAAAGACAAGGGTAATGCGCAAACCCTTGTCTTTTTTACACTATCCAATTAACTTTTTCACAAATACATAAATCACTTCTATCCAATGATTATTCGTGCATTTTTCTATCATCTCAATAATTTCTTTCTTGTAATCCACGTAAATCCCTCCCAATATTCCAAACATCTGTTCTTATTTGTTAAATTATATCATGTTTTCATAACCATATACTGGGATATAATTGTTTCCGCTTAAATCTTTCCTAGGAAGCTGGTTTCTTCTAATTTTTTGATGAATTATAAGTTTTTTTGTGTAAATATTGTGATTTTTGCTTTTCCAAATCGTAATAATAATAGATAGAAATAAAGGGGCTGGATGCTTGTCAGCGAGGGATTTATAGCGCTCATGGCCAACCTGTTTTACCTCTGCTTTTGCAATTGCGATAGTTTTACCCCTCCCAAAGATAATACTATGCTCCGGGCAGAAGTAAACATATTGAATCAAGAGCACATGCACGAATATCAGTATAAACACAATTATGATTTTTTTATGTTTCTCCATGAATCCATCCCCTTTACACTATCATCTTAATGTATTACAATAACATTGTATCAAAAAATATACAATTACACAGGAAATGGCGAAATTAGCACCTCTGGTGGCGAATTTTACGTGAAAAGAGATGATTTGAATGAGAATTGCAATATGTGATGATAGCGAAATCCAGATTGATATATTTATGCATCGGATTAATAATTTTCTCAAACGAAATGGTGATATAAAAGCATTGATTACTCCGTATGATAAAGGGCAGCCGCTTATTGATGATGTGGCAGATGGCGAGTGGTATGATATTGTGGTTTTGGATATCGTTTTGAAAGAAGAAAATGGAATTGAAGTCGCAAAGGAATTGAGATTAAATGGCTATAATGGAAATATTATTTTCTGGACAGCCCACAAAGAGTATGTTTTTGAAGCTCTTGATATACTCCCAGTTCATTATATTATAAAAGGCTCTGAAAATGGCAGAATGTATAGGGCTTTCAATCACGCTCTTAAGCATATCCATAAAAGCACTCTTATGATAAAAGGAAAAGACTTTATTCATCGGGTGGAATTTCAAAATATAGAATATATTGAGAGCCGAAACAAATACATCATTATCCACTGCACTTGCGGTATTGTTTATACGGAACGATGTAAACTGTCTGATATTGAAGAATTACTGGATTCCAGATTCTTGAGGTGTCACCAGAGCTACATAATAAACATGGATGAGGTAAAAGAAATAAACACTTCGTTCCTTATGTTTTCTGGGAATACTGTGCCGATCAGAAGAAAAGACTTTGCGAAAATAAGAAACGAATTTGAAGAATATACAACATTTAAGTAGCTCCCGGGAAAACCCCGGGAGTATTATTATTTCAGCAATTCATTGACTTTTTTCTGCACTTCTGCGTAGTTGTAGCCGGCAGCTTCCAGACGGTCTCGTCTATCTTGTCCATTTCCCCATTCGCCATTGATTACCTCTTTTGCAACCTTGTCTACACTTTTCTTTGCTGTTACGGAATACACTGCTTTTCCGTTCCAATCAAAAACAGAGTAACCGGCTTTGCAAGCCTTCTTCGCATTTTTCAGTGACTTGTAAGCCCCGATCTGGCTCTTGGAATTCTTCCAGGTCTTACGGACACGGTAATACTTATCAACCTTTACAGTCGGCTTTGTGGTTGGTACTGCCACGGTTTCACTAGAAATAAGCTTCTTAAATCTCGCCCAGTCACCCTTTCCACGGATAACGGATGGACAATTCTTAGCGCACACATCATAATGCTGCACTACTCGGCTTGCTGGGATTCCGTATTTCTTCATAAGCTGCTTGCACACATCAACAGTATTCTGGAATGCTTTTTCGTAGTTATATCCAGCATTCATGCACATTTCAATTCCAATAGAGTTGTGATTGTTTACAGTTCCAAAAAGCTTACCGCCGTAATTTACCCCAACATGCCAGGCTCCACGATTATACGGCAAGGCCTGGTATGCTGACTTATCGTCAACGAATACGTGGGCTGAATAGCCATGAAAATTGCCATTATGCTGTGCGGTGGCGTGTGCTTTGGCATCTGCTGTCTTGGCTGTATTATCCGTATTGTGAATGACAATATACAGAGGCGTTTGTCCTGCGTAGCTGTTGTTGTTGCTGATTAATGAGGTATTGATATTCATGTATGTTCTCCTTTCTTGTTGAGGTTAAAAAGTGCATAATAAAAAGCACCCCATTTGGAGTGCTCTTTAGCATAAACTCTTTATACAATATATCTCTTATGATTAAATTTCACAGAATCGTGGCTGATTTTAGCATAAATCATTGTGGTATCAAGCTTTTCATGACCTAATATTTCTTTTACTTCCGCAACGTTCATTCCTCTATTTAAGGCATCTGTCGCCATCGTGTGTCTAAGCAAGTGTGGAAACAGGCTTCTTTCGATTCCAGAACGCTTTTGAATAGCCTTTACTCTCGCATATATTGATCCTTTTTGCATTCTATTATAAGGCTTTCGAAATATCACAAATACAGAATCCGATATTGAATCTTTTGGGCGTTCCAATTCAAAGTATTTTTTTAACATATATTCCGCTTTTGCGTTCAAATAAGATGTTCGGTGCTTGCTTCCTTTTCCGAACAAATGCACCTCTTTTGAAGTGAAATCAATATCACTAATTTTTAAATTCACCATTTCAGATAAGCGGCATCCTGTACTGTAGAAAAGCTCAATCATCGCTTTATCTCTGTAATTTTCGCAAGCATCGCGCACTATTTCAAGCTCCATGTTGCTAAGTGGTTCTCTTGGCTTTTCCTCAAATTTAATGGGCTTAATACTTGCACATGGATTGTTTGGAATATACCCCTCTTTCCAACACCAATCCATAAAGGTGTTTATAACAAGCCGTTTTCCATCAAGCGTTCGATTGCTGATACCTGTTCGTTTCTGAGTTTCGTACAAATAAATCCGTATATCATTTGTTGTAACCTGTTCAAATGGTCGGTTAATGTGTTCAAAAAAATCTGTGAGATAAAAATTGTAGGTTTTCATGGATTCTGGAGACATGCCCTCAATCTTTTTCGCCACCATGTAAACCCTGTAGCAATCTGGGACATTGCTTTGATACGGAACCACATGCGTTTCTCTCTGGTTGATATCGTAGTTAGATGCAAACACTTGCAATTCCTGTAATACTGTCCTAAGTGCTTCATCTGAAATCTTTCCATCCAACTTACTTACAAATTCGTTTGCAAAGTTTTCCATAAAAAATACCCTCCTTTTGGGTTCACAAAGGAAGAGTACTGTGCTATAATAATACTGTACCCTTTGTGGTGCTTGGAGCTGAGTTTTTTGATTGGTAGTCGGGAACTCAGCTCCCTTTTTGTTGTTCTGATTTTGATATGCTGATTATAGCATATTCATTTTATGCTTGGTAGTGTTTTGTTATTTTTTTCTTGTTTCTCCAATAAACTCTATAGTGAGTCCTCAATTCTTAGTAATTTATTAATATATCGTACTTCCGGAGCTAACATAAAATCAATAACTATCTCTGTGAATAAAAATGTTGACAAAGCATTTAGGTATGCACCATTTATAGGTAATACTGCTACTGCTTATGGATTGCGATTAAAATAGTCTATCTTTTTGTTTGCAAGTATTTTATATATTTTTTTCGACTTCTTTTAATGCTATTGCGATAGAAGTTGGATGAATTATGGTAATAATCCTGTTACCATCTGAAAAATTTACAGCAATTTTACCGGCATCTATGGCATATAATATTTCACCGCTTATATTTCTATAAGAAGTTGCGTAATTTCCTGCAAGCATATTAGCAAACATTGCAACTCCAACACCTTCATATCCAATTACCAAAACAGCAGATGGTTTTACAGGTTCTCCTGCGCTTTCTACAAATATATTGCAATATTTTTTTGTATATCGTTCAGCATCATAAGTCGTTATTCCACGCTCACTATTTAGTGCATTTATTGCCCCGATGATTGTCTTGTTATTTGTCTCCAATTTTGAGATAACAGCCGTTGCCATTTTATCAACGACATAATCCCAAAACTTGCTCATTAGTCCACGTTTATTCGCTCTCGCAGTTGCGTCATACAGCATTACTTCGTCATTATCTGCTAACGTATCTTTTGTTGTGTATTCTGTCCATTTCGGCATGTTGTTACCCTCCTTTAATTATTGGTTTTGATGTTTGATCTGCTAAAAAAGAGGATGATTTCTCACCCTCTTTATACCGATTTGCTTAACAATTGTTTGATTTCTGCAAGCTCTTCTTTAATGTTTTTTAATTCCGATTTTAATTCTTCATTTTCGAATTTGAGTTCCTTGATTTTCTCGTGATTGAATTTTATCATGGCGAACATGGATGGGATCATAATTCTGTAATTCCAATCCTCGGGCTTTCCATCTGGTAAATGATTTACTGCAATTGGAAAACGCCTTTCCATGTCCTCTGCAAGGAACATAGGCATTAACTTGTCATATCTGCTGTCGTTTTTATCGAGATATCCTTCTTTATACTTTGCCCAAACAACCTTTGTCCTATAGAGTTCTTCCAGCTCTTCTTCTTTAACTGTTGTCCGAATTGACTTATAACGCCAAGAAGATGATGGGACTTTAATAACCATTCCATCTGAATTAATACCCAAGTGTGTTCCGTCTGTAATATTTCCCATATTTTCAAGACAGAAAAAATTCGTAGCATCACCGAAACCGCTTAGTGGATTTCTGATTTTTATGCCGCCATCAATTACAAATCCGCTTCCATTTGCTTTTAGATCAACGCCATTTATGGTTACCATGTTGTTTTTCGCATCAAGTACAATGGCACCGTTTGCAGAGGTTAATTTTCCATTTGTTTTATCAATCTGCCAGTTTCCAATTTCCCCAGTTAGCGACTTTACGCTTCCAGAAAATTCGCCTTGGTTAAAATGAACACCTGTATTGTCAATATATCCAACCTGTGTGCCACTTGCATTCAGAATGGAAAGTAACCCATTTCCGTTATTTGAACCGCCAAGTTTCAATGTACCTCCATGTGCATAGGTGAATGAAAAATACAATTCTCCATTTTCCATGTACATGCCCTTTATTGCACCGTTGTTTGTAAGCATATTGAACACTTGCTCATTTGTGTAAGCGTATTCAAGTTTTGGCATATAAATATAAGTATCATATTTTACGCTAGACCCAACTGATGATGTCAAGATTCTCAAACTGTTTAAACTATCATTTGGTAAGCTAGATAAAGTTGTTGTTACTTGCAGTCTTTGCCATTCAGTTGTAGTTTTAGCATTTAATATTGTTTTACTTCCAAGATACACATATACTTGTGTTGCAACACTAGTTTTTATCCAAAACGAAAAAGTATAATTTCCAGTAACTTTTATTGGCTTATAATTTTTCGTTCCAAATTGTGCTCCAGTTCCGTTTATTTTAATTGCATTTTTGCCGCCATCTACATCCTGAACTCCATACTCATATGTATATGCACTCTGTGTAGACCAATAATCTTTAACATTTTGTTCTGTTAGATAATAGCCTTTAATAATATTGTCCGATGTAATATCTTGGACTTGTTTTATAGCTTCTTCCTGTGCTATATCAGTAACGCTTTTATCTCCTAATGTAAACTGTGAAGCTGCTATTGTTACTGCACCAGTAGTTTTGTCAATAGCAAAAGTGGTCTTTCCATTGCTATCAACAACCTTAATACCTTTGGCTTGCACGTATTCTCCGTTTACATAGACATTTCCGTTTTCATCCAAGTAAATCCCCTGTGCCTTGCCGCCATTGGTGAGTTTGTTGAAAATATCGGCTTGTGTCTGTCCAGAAACTGCGGTGCTGGCAGAAGAATCTGCAATTTCCTTTACTGTTTTGCCTTGTAAGGAAAAAGTTTTTGGAGATAGGATGACGTTTCCTTTGCTGTCGATTTCTAAGGTTACGTCCTTGTTATCATCAATGACTTTTAATCCTCTACCGTTAATTCTCTCACCGGCAAGTAATCCAGCTAGAATGTATTTTGCATTGATGTATACTTTTCCATCTTCGATATAGATTCCCTGTTCAGTGCCGCCTTTTGTGAGCTTATTAAATACTGCATCTTGCCCGAGACTGGTATCGTAATTATCAATTGCGTTTTTGATATCGTCTTTGTCTGCATACTTGAAGTCTATCCAATCAGATGCATCAAAATCTCCATCAACACGATTTACAGTGGAAGTTTTGAGAGAAGCCTTTCCTTCACTGTTGGTTGTTACCCACAAGTCGCCTTCGTAATATGGTGGTTTCGGCTGAGCCATATAGACAGATGACTTCCCATTTATCTTGTCTAATAATTCATCTGGAATAGATTGTGGTTGCCAGATGCCAGATTTGTATATCCATTGTGTGTTATCAGAAGTATTTTGCCAAAGATCGCCTTCATGCTCTGCTTTTTCTGATTCCCATACCAAGACAATTTCATTCCCGCTGGTGTCTAAAATCTTGTTTCCACCTTCATCGCACCACGGATATTCCTCTGTTTTTGTCCATTTTACGGATGGATCATTTGGCTGATACCAAGTCTCAATCTTTCCGTCAATCTGTGTTTTTAATGAATTAAGAGAATCTTTAAAAACACCATTGATAAATAAATCTAAAGAACTATCATCTGTGTATTTTGAAGCTTTTTCCCAATCAGAAGAGTCATAAGAACCGCTTGCTCTGGCAACTTTACATCTCATCAAATCACCATTAGAGCCTTGCGACCATAAGTCTCCAATATCGTAAGGCGGCTCTGGCTGAACTACAAATACTCTGCGCTTATGATTTGCTGTGTCCTGTGCTTTTTCTGCGGCGGCAAGTGCTAACGTGATATCGGTATCTTGTACCAATTGCCACTTCCATGTTGCCCCATCTTGCATAAAACGGTAAGCATATCCCTTGGATTTCCAGTAAAATAAGTCACCCTCATGTTTCTTTCGTTCTTCGTTTGTAGTCCATCCAGAAGCCGGGATATTCTGTAAGGTTGGTTCATAATCATAAAAAAAAGTCTCAATCTGTCCATCGATTTGAGACTGTAAATTATTGATATCAGTTGTGTATGTATTGCTGATAAAATTATTAACTTCTGTTTCTGCTTTTTCCTTTGCAATCGCATTAACATCTTTTCCCTTGACTTGGACGGAATCCGCATTAATAACAACTCTTCCTGTTGTTACATCAACCAGGAAAGTTGTGTTTCCATCTTTATCAATAGCCTTAATGGTTCCTGTATTAATCCAGTCAGCATTAACACCTGTAGCATTAAGAATTCTGGCAATCACATCACCATCAACAGTCATACCACCATTCCAATGTTGTCCACCATCTGTAGAAACAGCCCACGCTTCCGCAGTCATTTTCCATACAATATCAGAATCGGACAGCTGTGGCTTGTTATGAAGATAATAGATGTTGCTTCCGTCCGGCTGTGTTTCTACTGTCGTGTATGTTCCAGAAGATTCCGCAAGGCGTTTCGATAATTCTTCCAGTGCCTTTTCTCTGGCAGTACGTTCATCTTTTAAGTTCTTTTTGTTTTCAGCTTGCACCTGTTGGCTAAGTGTATACTGTTTCTGCTTATTCCTAGATACGCTCTTGGCACTGCATTCAAGTTGCTCAAATGCGCCTGGATTCAAAGTAACAGAAGTTAGGAAGCTCTTGTACTGTTTTCCATTTCTATCAGAAATCTCAATGGTGTCACCAGCTTCCCATGCTATATTAGTCAATGCGCCTGTGGTAAATGGTCTGAATTTCAGCCCCACGCACCTGTCTGCGATAATTTGACAGATTTTCTCGCCAGAGCCCTCTTGAATTAGCTTATTATCACTGATTTCGATAACATAGCCAGATTTCCCCGACTGATATGTTTTCGCTTCATTTTTAGAAGAATTTTCAACATATTCTGTAACTTTTACACCTGTTATTTCGATATCGTACAGCCATGGTGTGAATCCATTCGTATCTATGGCTGTAATACCCTTTTGCATAACAGTGATAATCTGTGCGCCAGTAGTATCTAAGATGTCTTTCCCTTCAATATCCTTCCATGGAACTTCTGCCTTATTATAAAAATTTTCCGGTACTTCATTTTTGTACCAGTCAAGGCATAATCTGCCGTATGCATCTGTTTTCGCCCACTGACAGCCCATCTGTGCTATCCATGCAATTACCTGTCTGAAGGTAATACTGCTATCATCTGGTCGATTCTGAATTACGAAATCATCGTTATCAAACCTTGTAGATTGAAGTGTTACTCCGCACACCTCGCAAGCATCTTGGATGATTTGCAATCTGGTTGCCGGATAAGACAACTTACTCTCTGAATAATCACGATCAAATAATCGCATGGAATCTTCACAAGTTAGGCTAATAATAGCTGTGTTCTGATATGGTGCATCTGTTACTGTCATGGTGCAGATACGGATTTTTTCAATACCAGTGGATAATTCAAGCCCAATATGGCAAACAACTCTCGCTCCGTCCCAGATGTAATCTGTGTACTTGCCAGAAAAGTTGTTGATCTGCAATGTCAGTTTATTTACGATAGCTGCGCCGATATCAAAAGAACCGCTTTGCGATACTGCATCCTCAAATTTAAAACCATTAGACCATAAATCCTTGTCGGTAATGGATAATGTGCTTCCATCCGTGAAGGTAAAATCTGCATATTTCAGATAGTTACGATTCCCACTATTCTGTTGTTCTTTAAATTCCGTTGATAAATTTCGCATATCTTACCTCTCGATAAAATCAAAACTAAGTCCTTCCATGCGCTCATTGCCTATCCACCAACACTTAAAAGGGGACTCCCTGTCACCAACATAAAATGTTCTGGTTTCGTGCTTATTTGCAGATAGCAAGTCTGGATATGTGACCTGTATATACTCTGGATTTACTGCCTGTATAATTTTGCAAGCAGTGTCCCAGTCTGGGCCATTCCAACCTACAGACAGCTTTCGTTTCTGTCCAACTCTGTTTTTATGCATGGTTGTATCGTCAGTTCTTCCAGATTCTGATGCTGATATATCCTGTAATCCCCATGTAAAAGAAGAAGGACAGGGCATTGCTACCCCATCCACTTTTAAAAATGCTTCTGCCATATGCTAACCCTCATGTATTTTTACACACGAAAAAAGCGCCTACCCCGAAAGGTAAACGCTCTAAATTTGCTTATTATGATTGTATATTATAGCATACGGTGAAAGTATCATTCAGTATACTTTGGTATCATTTCACTGTTTTTAAAACTTCCTCTAAGTACAGATATTCGAGCAACTTATATGTTCTTTTGAGATCATAATAATCATCTACTTTCTCCAAAAGTTTCTTGATTTCTTCTTTATAGTCAATCATTCCACAATTCCTCCCAACACTCTAATCAACTTCTGTTTGCGGTTATACTTCAAAATCTCGGAAATCTGCCCCATCATATCATCCATCGTCATGTTGCTCTTCATGCTGTTGCAACGCTTACACGCCAGTTGCAGATTCTTAATATCATTGGTGCCGCCCCGGGACAGCGGTGTAATGTGGTCGATTGTCATTTTCTTGAATTTGACAGGTTTACCGCATATTGCACATTTTCCGTTGCACTTGGCGTACACGCTCTTTTTCTGAAAGTCATTGAACTGGATTCTGTTTGCCATACGATCACGCTTTCCCGATTAACTGTTTGGTAAAGAGATACATTCCCTTTAATTTTGACAGGTCTTTCAAATTGATAAGATTTTCAATGATTCTCTGTCTGTACATATACTCGTCCAGAAGCACTAAGCACTCGTTGTTATCTGCGTTCAGTTCGTCGATTGTTTTCTGTAATTCAGCCTTTGTCATTTTATTTTCCTCCTGTGTATCCCTGTAAAAATCTAATTAAAAGAATCTCTGCTGTGCGTTTTCTGTATCAATCTCATTCTTCAAGAAAACTGGCGGTTTGTATTCTCCAATAATCTTGACTGCCTGTTCTACTTGGCTTCTCTTAATTGCCTTGTAGCTTTTGACCTGGAACTGGTAGCGCAGATTGGAATGAATGTTACTGTAAATCTTCTGACGAATGGAACGGCTATTGTAAGCATTGGATTCCTTACCGCCAAGCACCAGTGTTCCTTTTCTCTTTACTGCTTCCGTGATTTTCTCCGCTTCAATCGGGAGAATCGGCAAATCCATTTTCAAAGTCTCAAACTCTGTCTGAATATCGTCAATCCGTTTATTCAGTTCTACGTTTCCCTGTGCTAGAAGCTGAATCTGTTCTGGGATGGTCATTGGTACTGGGTGGCGAACTGTTTCTTTTAATTTGTCCTCTACTTTGAGAAAATATTGTCTGGCTTGTTCACCTTTGACACTCTTTGATTGCATGGAAAGTTTCTTTGCAAAGCTGGCAGAGAGTTTATAATCTTCTCTTTGAATAACGCCACCTGTCGGTGTCTCGACATTGATGTCGAGTCGCACATAATCTTCATTCTCCATTGCAAAATCATTTTCAATAATATTTCTTTTGCACCATCTTGAAAACTGTCCTTGTGCAAGTTCTAAAAATGAATATAGTTTTCTTGCAGTAGTCATGCCCTCTTCATCAATTCCAAGCGCAATCTCAATAGGTGTCTGGTTTGCTGTGTTAATTGTGATTTCGTTCATATAGAAAATCCTCCTGTTGTTAAAAAATCTATTTGCAAACAGGGGATATACAGTGTTATAATTTGCATATCCCCTGTAGGGGGTGTTGTATAAGGGACTGTTTCTTTCCTAGGGAGCCAGTTCCTTATTTTTCGCCTATTTCATCTTCTATTAGACCGATTCCTTTCATAATGGTGTCCGTTCTTGAAATTCCAAGTTCTTCTGCACATTTGTCTATGCGTCCTTTTTCTTCTTTTGTAAGACGAATATTGAGCTTTTCCTTTCTTGATTCACCATTTACAGGTGGTCTACCTGTTCTTGGGGACATTTTGTTCACCTCCTTATTTTGTCCTTGCATAATTCATTATAATTTATGGGCGTACAAAAGTCAAGAGCATTTTCTATTATTTTAGAAAACGTATCAATCAAGGTTCTCGTCATTATGACGAACACCTTTTCGCTAAAATTTTAGTAGAATTGGCTTCCACAAAATAATGGAGCCGAAATTTCGGCGGCTTATTCACTGTCGAATTTTCGACAGTGTGCGTCTCGTCTTTTAGGAAGAGTCGCAGTTAGCCGAAGTAAAATTGACTTTGGTGATTGAAGCATCCACTTTTCCGCATGAATGCGGAGTCACTAGTCATTGTGGCGAACCTAGGACAAATTGTCCGAAATGCTAACCGTCATCAAATTGATGATAGTTCAAAATATCAATCATAGAAGTAGGGTGCATCAAATTAGAAGCACCCCTATTAAAAATAAAAGGTGTCGAAATTTCTACGCCTTTTCGCCATGTATGGCTAAAACCCATATAAGCTGCTCAAATTTGTGCACCTTGTATGAATAAACAGTTTGCCATAGTAACGAAAGGTCAATTTGTCCGTTCGCTTCTCATTGCGAAAAACAGCTCCATAAATTTGTGGAACAGCTATTAACCGTCTTGAAATTCACGACAGTTTTTTACTGACGATTCGTCATTTTGATGAATCGTTATTTTTTTTCAAATTTCCTATTCCACTATCCGTTTTGGAGTGGTAAAATACAAATATCATACTGATTTAGGGAGGAAAACGCATATGAAAAAATCCAAAAAGTTACTGGCAATTTTTACCATTATGTTACTGATTGTCTGTATGGCAGTTCCAGTATCGGCGGCTGGTAAAATCAACAAGAAAAAAGCCACTTTGAAAGTCGGTCAAACATTACAATTAAAAGTAACTGGAACAAAAGGAAAAGTAAAATGGACAAGTAGCAAAAAATCTGTTGCTACGGTATCTTCTAAAGGACGTGTAAAAGCGAAAAAGAAAGGTTCCGCTACAATTACCGCAAAGATTGGTAAAAAGAAATATACCTGTAAAGTTACTGTGAAAAAGGCTTCTAATGGCAATGGCGGTTTTGGTGGAAATCCAAATGCTAACAGCAGTGGTAAAAAGAATGTTGTTAGTTATCATGCAGAATCTACGCCGTATGGAGCTGTGGCAATTCTGGAAAACCATTATGACCATGCAGTTGATCTGACCGTTGAATTTATCTATTATCTGAATGGAACAATGGTCGGAGTTGATAAGGATTATAATTTTGCGTTTGCAGCACATTCAAAATGTGCACTTCAAGGCTGGAATTCTGATAAAACGTGGGATTCTTTTAAAATCAATTTGAATATTAAGAAAGCATCTTCAAGTGTTATAACAAATAACTCGGGAATTCATTATTCAGCCAATTTTGGAAATAGAAATGTAGTGGTAAAAGTAGATAACAATGGACGGAAAAATGCGTTTACCACTATTGCAATTGTATTTTATAAAAATGGTAGGATAGTGGGGTATGATGATCGTAATGCTGATGTAAAAAATCCAGGATCGACAGCTTATCTCGAATTTGATTTTCCATTTGATAGGAATTTCGAGGATATCATACCAGATAAATTTGAAGTATATGTAAATGATTCGTATACATATAGCTGGATGAATTAAGATAAAAGGCTAGGGAGAAATCCCTAGCCTAATCTCTTTTAATACCCTGCTTGCGTAACTCCATACTCTGCTTGTTCAGTAGTAAACTTGTCAAACGTTTCTAGTTGTTGAATTAACCCATCTTTTGAAAAGCTCATTAAATCCAAATAATTTTTCGCAGATTTTTCAGCTTGCCTGTTCCAACTTGCTCCGCAAAAGTCTGCTGCATATTCGGCTTCTTCTTGATTGTATTTATCAAATGTTATTAATTGTCCAACTAATCCATCATAAGAAAATGGCATTAACTCCAAATAATTCCTTGCCGCCTTCAACGCATTTTTCTTTCCAAGCGGGACTTGCGGTATATCTTCGCATTTTGAGATAGAACAGTCATATATATAGTCTTGTGCGGAAATTGCGTCTGGTTTTAAAAATATTCCCTCAACAGTAACATAATCTCCAGCCTGTAGGCTCATTACGCTTGCATTGTTGCTTCTTACCATCATTGCAAACTCATCATATCCAGTATATGTTATTCCGTCATCCATTGCAATTTGCACTCTGTATGCCCCAGATTTATTAATACTATTTATTTGCCACTCTTGGTCTGTTGGAATTTGTATTGTCTGCAATACATATCCATTTACAGCCACTTCATCGCCCATTGAAAAGTCTGGATAATCGTTGATTTTTTTCGAATAAATTTCTTTAACTACGTCTTCGTAATAGTTCTCCGTGTCCTCTGAAGCATCAGAATCTCCAAATCTTTCAGAATGGCTCATTTTATAAGTTTTTAGCTGCAAATCTTCCCATAAATCCTTGCATACAGAAAAAACCGCTTCTGTTTCTTCTTCTGTAGCTGGTTCTATTTGTGCTGTTTCTGTAATTTCTTCCTTCTGTCCGATTTCCCACTTAAACGCCATGACAGGTGTCGCAGTCACCAAACTTGCCATCACGGTTGCCGCAACAATAACTCTTTTCGCTTTCTTCATACATACGTACCTCCCAATAATTGATACCCATATTGTACCACCTTGGGACGTATTCTGGAAGCACTATTTCGCTTTTCTATCAATTTCCGCAGTTACGGCAAACAAAAGAGCTTCGGCAAATTTCGAACCGACCGAATCAGCGTATTTATCGTGAATCTGGCTTGCTTCCATGGTGAGATTTTCCCACTGTGGAATATCGTCCTTTGAGATAAAGGCATACTTCTTGTGGAGATTCCATATTTCCTGCCAGATGGAAAAATAAGTCTGCTTGAAATCCATTACACGTACACCACTCCATGATATTTCTCGAGCCTATATTTCTGTTTCACATTTGGATATTTTTCACGATCTACCTCACTGTAAAACATATTTTTCGGTCTGGCGTATAATTGCTTACTGCCATACAGGGCTTTGTATATCACTAGGTCTTCTCCTGTTTCCGTATGCCTAGCAAAACCGACAATCTCATACAGGTATTCATTGTCACGCGGATTCTCGATAGTTTCTCGCTTAAAGTGCTGTACAATATCCCCTGGCTTAAATAATTGTCTGTTCATTTTCATTGTTACCTTTCTCCACAATTAATTAATTTCTTTGCTCAAAAATTCAATTTTCTTGGCTTGTGCCTATATTTTATCGGGTGAGAAGTTTTTGAAACGAATTTGATTATTTTATCATGTCAATTAATTACCATCGTACATCTCATAATCAATCGTTCCCAAATCTCCGTACACATCTGGATAATAAATTCCAACCCAAAAGTTATCTTCCATTGCTTTGTAGTAAGTTACTTTTACATTCCATCTCTGTACCTCGTCAATAATTTCTTTGTTGAGAAGTCCAAATTGATCTCGGCAAGCTTCACTTTCCAGTTTGTAAGTCAATGCTTTGTATTTCTCTGCATTTGCCTGTCTGGTGGCGGTAACCGTAGTCTGGCTTATTGCTAAAAGCAATCCAGCGATCAAAAGATATACCGCACCGATAAAAGCCACTGCTACGCCCAAAACAAGCACGGTTGCGCTCACATTCGAATACTCATATTCGTAGCTTAAAGATTCTCCTATTCTATTTGCAATCAGAATAACAACGCCGACTGCAAAAATGATTATTGATAGCCAAAATATCATAGTGTGTCCTCCCTTTTCTGTTTCACTCTTTGATATAACATATTTTGTGTGGTGTCCTTAAAAAATAACATGATTCTATAATCAAAATCTCCGCCATTTCTTTTTCCCCACTTTGTCTTAAAGTGTTCCTCCATCATGTCAAGGTAGAACAGTGGTTCTTCTTTATCGTCTACTAAATCATCTTTTGCCATATCTGTATCTGGGTTGCGTATAATTTTCAGAATATTTTCAGCTTGGCTTGGCGTAACCATCGGGTGCTTTTCTTCACGGTATTTTTGATATTTCTTGAAAAACTCTGTAATCAAGAATATGGATAAGCAAATGTCGTGGTCTTCAAAAATATTCTCTTTTGTTCCGTAAATACTTTCGTATATTTCGGTTACCAATTTCTCAACATCCTCGTCTTTATAATCTAAGAGAGATGATTGGTTCCTAGAATTATAGCGGTTGGCTTTCTGCTCCTTGGTTCTAGGGGGTATATTATATATATTTAA